CATGACCGAATCGCAGACCCATTGGGCACCCACACTTCCCACCTCGGGAAAGCAGGGGGCCCGGGTCGCACGAGGTACCATCATAGATGGCACCGATTATGACAGCAAATTGCTGTCATTCATGAACGCGATGCGTTCATGTCCCTCCTTCTTCGTAAGGAGGGTTTCCTGGGCCTTTTTAAGGCCCAGAGTGGAGCGGGGAATCATTCTCCCTCCAACAGAAGCACCCTATTTAGGGCAGCTTCCAGCACCCCAGATGGGGGCATATATCCTGGCCAATATTTGGCCGAGGATGTCTCAACAATTTGTTGAGAAAATCCACTTCCTCTGTGGAAAGAGGAGGTTATCAACCATTAAACAATGGTTTTATACTGCTGATGGCAGTATACTCCCGCTGATATTATCAGTGGGAAACCCAGATCTCCATATACGGGAGATCGATGGCCTCACAAAGTATACTTTGGAGGCCTGTGCAAATAATTATTTGCACCACATTGCAGGCCTAAAAGCCTGTAAGAAAGCCCTGCGGAAAGCATGGGCACTTGGCCAAGAAATTGGTCCAAGAGAGTACCTGGAACATTCCAGGTACATACGTGCCTATAAAAGGCACTTTCCCCACAAGAAGAATCTTGTGGAGCAGGGGAGGTATGTCCTTCTCTGGACCCAGTCGCGTGCGACTGGGCTAGCTGATGGTGCCATGATACAGGCATCCATCAAGAAGTTCACCCAAACGGTGACACTTCCTGCATCAACGGTGCAGATGGACCCCACGGTGATCCGTGAGGCCTTCGGAGGAATGGAATTCCTCCGAAGATTGGATGGATCTAATATCCATCTGTCGGCAGGCCCTAAGGCCTGCCTACAGGTCACCCAGGAATATGGGGGCCAAACGGGTTTTATAAAGACCCTAACACGATGCAATTGCGTCGTTAAAGAGTATAGTCCATATACTCTTGAGGGTAGGGACGTAACTCCCCATCCTGTGAGGTCAGTAGGTGACCTCTTATCGTGGGCAATCCATGAGGTGCTCACGAGGCCTATTTTAAATAGTGCCGTACGGCTTCATGCCGTAGCTGAGCCTTCAAAGGCTCGAACCATAACTATTGCTAGTTATGCTTACCAAGTAATTCTTGGTTTTGCCGCCCATTTATGGCAGGCGGCAATAAGCCATCCATCACTAGATGATGG